AGATATTGTAATTATTCATGCTCTTATTGCTGGCCATACGCAAGATCTAGTGTCTCAGATCACCGTTCTCTAGAAACCTATTGTAACGTGATGGATGACATCAAGGCACAGAGTCGTCTCAATGGTTTCGACAGTTTCCACTTCAGTTTTTCCGGAGGCGAACCAACTGCGTATAAACATTTTCTCAAACTGATTGAATACTATGCTGATGATAGCCTACCAGAGTATCAAAGCATACACATGACTACTAATCTGTCACCGGGTACAAAATGGTGGGACCGTTGGATTTCTGCTACTGAAAATCTCAGCAGGAGATCTATCACAGCAAGTTTTCACGCAGAGTTTGCCAACGAACAACAGTTCGGCGACAAGTGTCTTCAACTGATGGATGCTGGGGTATTTGTTACAATAAACCAGGTTATGGTGCCAGAACTGTTTGACGAATACTGGGAACGCTGTCAACGCTTTGCAGACCGGGGCATAAACGTCACTGTAAAGCCTCAAAGCGACCCTACAGCAAGTTTTGTTGTACACGGCTATACTCAGGCACAGGTTGACTGTTTACAGACGGGCTTTCCGCAGCATGTTAACGGCGAAGAACTTGCTCAGATTAGATTGACGGACGACGCTGGCACAGAGTATGACCTAGATCAAGCAGAACGATTAAATGCGTTTGGATTTTACAAGTTCAAAGGCTGGAACTGTAATGCTGGTTATCAGAGCTGTATTATCCGTGAGCCCGGAGGAGAGATTAAACGTTCTTATTCTTGTCACGACGAACCTCTCGGCACTATCGATGACGGATTCGATCTGTTCAAATCGCCAAAGCTATGCATAACACCGACTTGTGTTAGTTCAGCAGATTCTAAAATACCTAAGGCACGTTATGAAAGTTGATATAGAAGACGTTTTATTTTGGATGGATGCTATTAGGAACTCCGACGATAGATATCGAACTCTAGAAAGTTTCTGGAAGGGGCAAGTTCGTTCTAAGATATGGTTAATAGAAAATCTCTCAAAGTATGCATCAAACAAGCCTAATCGAGTTGTTATCCACGGCGGCTGGAACGGAGTTCTAGCATCTCTGCTTTTTAATTCGGATATACCTATTGAACATATCACTTCTGTAGACATCGACCCCGCCTGTGAAGAAACTGCTAACACTGTGAATAAAAAATACGAAATACAAGGAAGATTTACTGCAGTCACAGCAGATATGCAGAATTTTGAATATACAGAAGCACCTGATATAGTTATTAACACAAGTGCAGAGCATGTGCATGATGATGTTTTAACCAATTGGTTTGCAAAAATACCAACTAGTACAACGTGTGTAATACAAAGTAATAACTATTTCCAATTGCCGGAACATATCAATTGTGTAAATACGGCACAGCAACTAGAAAACAAGATTGCATTAAAAACAACATATATTGACTCATTAGTTATGGAAAAATACACAAGGTTTATGATAATAGGAAATGTCTAAAGAATTTGAAAAATTAAAGAATTTATCCGTTCCTGATTTACAGGGTAAAATAAAATCTGTATCAGGTTCTTCTACCTACTGTGTATTACCTTGGATTCATTTTGCCACTAGACCAAACGGGGACATGAGGTTATGCTGTTCAGCTAATGCAAGCGGAGCAGGCAAAGACCACGAAGTAGGTCTTGTTAAAAATGAAGACGGTAAGCCTGCTAATTTTGGAACAAATACTCCGATGAGTGCGTGGAACAACAGTTACATGAAAAGTGTACGCACTAGTATGTTAGCAGGTAATGTGCCAAAATCATGCACTAAGTGTTTTGAGGAAGAATCAAACGGAGTTGTATCTAAAAGAATTTGGGAAACACTTACTTGGCATCACGACGATGTTGATATTCCAGAGCTTATTCAACAGACAAAAGATGACGGCGCTGTGCCTGAACAACTCAAATACCTTGATTTAAGACTAGGGCATACCTGTAATATAAAATGCGTTATGTGTTCTCCACATGATTCTTCGAGATGGCTTCAAGATCACTCTAAACTAATGGACAAGTTGAAAGATCCTAATGTTACTAATCAAATGCAGTTTGATAAAAAACAATTTGATAACAAGTGGCACGAAAAATCTACATTCTGGGAAGACATGTATGCTCAAATTCCCAATCTTAGACAGGTATATTTTGCCGGCGGCGAACCTCTTATGATTAAAGAACACAAGCAGTTCATCGAAGAGATTCTAAGGCAGGGTTATCAAGATAAAATTCTATTGAGATACAATTCTAATGGTCTGCTAGTAGACGAAGATTTGATAGATATGTGGAAACGTTTTAGAAAAGTAAAATTTGCTATTTCAATGGATGCCTGCTATGAAAGAGACGAATATATTCGCCATCCGACTGACTGGCAGACAGTTGAACAGAATTTACACATGTTAGACAACACTCCTGATAATATTACAACTAGTCTTGCTACTGCAATTCAAATGTTAAATGTTAAACACCTACCAGATTTTATGAAATGGAAGGTAGAATCGAGATTCAAAAAGTTAAATTTTGCTAACGTACCTGGCGGAATACAAATGGGGGGAGGTCTGGTTAACATGCACTTATTATATCTTCCTACTTTTCTAAGTATACAGGTACTTCCTAGAGAAGACAAGCAAGAAGTTCGAGAAAAATATACAGAATTCAAAGAGTGGCTATGGCTCAACTATAGACAAGATGATGATTTTTGGAAACACAATCCCTATGGTTGGAGACGTTGGGAAGCTGTAATGAATCACATGGACTCCGAAGACAAATCAAATGAACTTGCAGGATTTAAAGAATATATTACAGAACTAGACACAATTAGAGGACTAAGTGCAAAATCTGTTTTTCCAGAATTAGCACATCTGTTATGACTAAATTAACTCAGGTTATTAGTACAACTCCAAAAAATACACTTGACATAAGGTTTTGGCCTACCGATATCTGTAATTTTAATTGCGAATATTGTTTTCCCGGGTCAGTGTTAAACATCAACAAGTTTCCAAAAGATGTAAAACTAGTTATTAAAAATTTCCGCATATTATTAGACGAATACCAAAACTCTCACGGAAAAACATTTTTTAGAATTAATATAGCCGGAGGCGGAGAGCCTGCTTTGTGGCCTCACCTTGATTATTTTTGTAAAGAAATTAAGAAATATCATAATGTACAAATAAAATTAACTACTAATGGTTCTAGGAAATTAGAATGGTTTAAGGAACATACAAAAAACATTGATAGATTTACAATGAGCTGTCATTACAAAGAAGTTCCTATTGATAGATTTATTGAAAATTGTGATTATCTTTGGGAACGTGGCAATCAGGTAGGTGCTTTAATGTTGATGGATGCAGCTCATTGGCAAGAGTGCATAGACTGTTTAGAAAAAATGTATAAAAGTAGATATTCATGGCCAATACAGGCCAAAGAAGTAGTTGATGCACCTGGCTTAGACATTGATTCGTATAGTCAAGAACAATTAAACTTTCTAAAACAACCATTAAAACGTATACCAGACGGAAAGTGGATTCTTGAAAACCTGGACGATCTACAGATTTATGAATCGATCGCATTTTATGACGACAATGATATAAGACCTGTAACACCTAATTATTATATATCTAATAGAGAAAATTATTTTAGCGGCTGGAAGTGTTCGGTGCCTTTGGAAAACCTAGTTATAGCACACGATGGTAAGATAACAGGGTCCTGTCAAGAAGAAATTTTTAAAAATGCTAATTTAAGTTTATTTGAAGACAATTTTGAAGATAAGTTCAATAGATCTAAATTAGATCTACAGCCAATTATTTGTCCTAGAAATTGTTGTTCCTGCCAGCCGGACACTCATGTTTCTAAGAAGAAAATTTAGTTATTGGAATATCAGCAGCACAGGTACACCAACTTCGAGTACAAGTAACTGGCTCATTAGGAATATCAAAATCTCCGTTATAGATATTTCCTAAACTACCGCCTACTCTACAGGTTGCTCTATGAACCTCCCCATCCCAGTTAATCATTAGACTTTCTAGTCCAATATTGCACTGCCAACCACGAAATTGATTATCGTGTTTCTTTATTATGTCGTTAGCATGTATGTAATATTCTCCATCTACCTCGCAGTTCGGTAATGCAGTTGCTTCGTCTTTTAAGATCCAGTCTAGATCTTTTTGGTCGTAGCGCATATCATCAAACCAATCATGCGATTCTGTCCAACGAATGCGGCGTATAACATACTTTATTTTGTGATTTTGTAGAAGTATAGCGGCAAACTTGACATCTGCCATATGCCGGTGATGTGCCATGACATTTACCTGTATTGGAATATCTACTAATTCATGTGTATCTATAATGTTTAGCAAACATCTATGCCAGTCGGCAGTTTCAAAGTGCAGAGAAAATACAATATGATCTAAAGTCTGCTTGGCATACCATTCTGGCTTGCGTGTTCCGTTTGTAGTTACATTTATCCATGAAGCATGCTGTCTTGTGTAATCAAACAGTTCTGATATTTTAGGATGAACACAGGGCTCACCGCCGGTGAAACTTATTCTCAGAGGCTTGTTGATTTGAGACAGTTTATCTACTGTGGATTTTAGAATTTTTATATCTGTGTGCGGAGAATGATTGTCGTGTATCTCCGCAGGGCAATACGTACAATCAAGATTACATCTCTTGCCTAAATTCCATTCTATTTTTACAGAGTCTTGATGTGGCCATCTACTGGTAATTTTATGCATACTATTTTTTTAATATCACTTGATGCAAACGCTCTTAATTTTATTAAATTTAGATAGATTCTTAACTATTTCTTCTGGCTGGCTATTCTCAAGATAACTTTGTTTTAAATTAATTTTAGCAACTGGAATCATGCCTAGCGACAACTTTTTATCGTTAGGATCAAATCCTTTGTCCAAAAGCCAACTGGATAGTTTATCTTGTCTTTGCTTATGATACCATTAAGGAGTCCCAGGCCCAAATTTAATCATAAAATCAGCAGAATAATAATGTAGAGGTCGAATATTATCTATACCAACGATATCGTCGTCGTCTTTAAAGACATCTAAAATTGGTTTTCCTACCTCACAATAGTTTATATAAACTTCTCCAAACTTCCAGTCGAATGTAAAATAATTATAATCAGAATCTTCCAAATTATAACGAGGTCGATCTTTGAATGTTCCTACTATGCTAGCAAATGGATGATTTGGATTTAACATACTAGGCTTGCTAGAATTATAATCTTCATAATTGTGTATTAAGAGATTAAGATTTTCTACTGCGGCTTTAACAGTAGCAGGAGCAGAGTTAAAGATAGCAGTGCCGCTTTCGATATTGCCTCGTAATGTTTCGAAAATTTTATGTAAATGGTTTAGAGTTGATTGAGTAGTTCCTATTTCTATTTTCTCAGCGACTTCGTCTTCAAAAAAATTGTTTATAATTTCAATCTCTTGATTCAGGTTATCTACTAACTTACCTTCTTCTGTGCTGTTTATTTTCCAGCTCTTAAATCTTTCAGTTTCGTATAATTCATAACTGTTTGAAATTTCTCTAGCCCATTTTTGAGCAACGGCAGTGTTATAAACATCAAAATGTAAATTATAAGTAATAGCAGAATTAGTTTTTTCGCATATTGTTATAGAGAAAGTTTTATACATAAGGTTTGAATTCTGATATTACTTCTTCTAAAGGCCCTTGATTTCTTGTAGCGTCTAGCTTACGATTAAACTCTACACAGTCTTGCCAGTGTTCACTTAGGTCTTCAGCTTGTAAGAAATTAATGTTATCTTGAATCTGTTGTAGAGTTACCTCACGAATGACGGAATTATTTTTAACCATTTCATAGTCTTCTACTGTGTGTTTCATTGCCTCAAGCTTTTCTATAACCTGCTGTTTCAACTCGTTGGGAAGAACCTGTGCCGACAGAGCCCTAGGATAATTTACTCTATGACTGTAGAAAATTATGCCCATCTCTTCTAGAAAATATTCTATTACTCGATCTATTTGAAGTATGTTGTTAGACTGAACTGTAAAGGCTCCCACCACTCTTGAAACAGTAGGTATTTCTTTTATCTTTTTGACGTTTTCTTCTACAAGTGCAAACTCTCCGTTGCCCCTTATGTATTCATATACATCATGTATGCCGTCAATGCTTACATTAACAGCGACAGACTTGAAATAAGGCCAATAGTCAAATACGGTTCTGCCTTTTGATATGCCTAGTTTAGTTCCGTTTGTAGCATACTTGATTTCAATGTTGTCAGCGTAGGGTTTGAGCATGTCTAAAATTTTGTAATGGTTAGGATCCATTAAAGG